ACTCACGCGTTGAGGCCTATAACAAGCGCTACCTAGACCAAACGCTGATGAACTGGATTGTTAGTTGGGAAGAAGAATACAACGACAAACTTCTCACGCCTCGGCAGCGAGAAAACGAGGATTACTATTTTGAGTTTATTACCGCTGGGTTGCTTCGTGCCGACTTACTGCAACGTTATCAAGCGTATCAGGTTGGTATTTCGTCAGAGTTTCTCTCACCGAACGAGGTAAGGAAATTCGAAAACCTGCCTCGTCGAGATGATGACGGCGGTGACACTTACCAGAATCCAAACACGAAAAGCGGTGCAGCACCAGCAGCAACGGCAGACGGTCAAAGCGTCGATCCGGTAATTATCGAACCCGACAACGCTGTTGACGCATCTCTCCGAAAGCTACTAAACGACCGGCTTGAAAGAATGATTCGTTTAGAAATCAAGAAAGCTATTGAGGCTGCCGGTAAGCAAGAGAACTTTATAGGCTGGCTCGAAGTCTTTTACGATGACTTTGCCCAGAAGCTAAGCGACTCAATCCGGCCTTGTTTTGAGACCGTCGTAGCTACCAAGCACTCTAGCGGTGTCAGTTTTCAAGACGTAGTTGACGATTACATTGCCGAGAGCGTAGACGCCTTGCTCACGGTGGCAGGGGAGTCTACTCAGGTCGAGCTTGTCACAAATGTCACTGTCGAAACAGAACACTGGTTAGCCAGAGCCGCCACAACGATCAACCAAATTATGAGGAACGAAAATGAGTAAATTATATCTTTACGGCACTATTGGTTACGACATCGACGCCGATTACGTTCGTCTTGCATTAGACGACACAACAGGAGACTTAGAACTTCGGATTAACTCGGGTGGCGGAGACGTCTTCGAAGGCAATTCAATCTATGCTTTGCTCAATAGCTGGAAAGCAAGACCCGGAAACTTTCTGCGTATCTACGTTGACGGCTTAGCCGCTTCAATCGCAAGCGTAATTGCAATGTCTGGCAATGAAGTCGTGATGAGCAACAACAGCTTAATGATGATTCATAACCCGTGGACACCAGCAGCCGCCGGAGATGCCAACGACCTGAGAGAAACCGCCAACGTTTTGGACAAAGTAAGGGACACAATAATGACCGTTTACGCTGATCGTACAGGTCTCGACCTCGATACTATCGGCAATCTAATGGACGAAGAAACTTGGCTCTCGGCTGACGAAGCAATCAACTTCGGTTTTGCTGACCGCATCGTTTCAGCTACTGAGGAGGCAATGGCCTCTATCAAAGCGTTTAACTATATCAACGCTCCAGAGTATTTAACGAAGGCCGTTGAGCCTGTTTTAGAGGACGAACCCGCAGACGTTGTTGGTATGACCCTGGCAGAAGCAAAGCTCAAGCTGTCGCGTTGTTGCAATAAGTAACTCTTAGCTGAAAATTAGACACAGAACCTACGTTCTAAAAGCTGAACAAAATCGCATCTCGAACGATGCTCGTAAAGATTCGGCTCGTTCGTTTTATGTAATTTTCAAAACAGGCAGGAAAGCAAAGGTTTAACAATGAGTTTAGAAGAAATCAAAGCAGAGATCGTTGACCTGCAAGACGAGATGCAGGCCATTATTTCAATGGTCGAAGAAGAAGACCGCCAACTGGACGAAGAAGAAGCAGAAAAAGTAGACGAGATTCTCGAAACTATCGAGGGTGAGCTACGTCCTGCCGAAGCTCGCTATCAGAAGATTGAAGATGAAAAGAAACGTATTGCCGCAGCACGTGTTCCACAGGAAGCAACTCCTGTTAAGATGCCTGCCGTCGCTAAACGGAACTTCAATCTTAAAGCCTTTACTGGTGAAGGCGCTGACGAGAAAGCGTTTCGAGCTGGGCAATGGCTCAAGGCTGTTCACTTCAACGACGCAAACGCTAAGCAATACTGTGCTGATTACGGCATCCTTGCAACAGCTACTGAAGGAACTGACTCAGCAGGTGGTTACCTTGTACCTACCGAGCTAAGTCAGGCAATCATTGACGTACAACAGCGGGCTGGTATTGCTCGCCAATTGTGCCGAGTGATACCAATGGCTTCGGACGCCTTGAACGTTCCGAAGAAGTCCGGCGGTTTAACTGTTGATTATCCTTCAGAAGCTGGTTCTATCACTGCATCAGATAACACTTGGGCGCAGGTCGCATTGGCAGCCGTAACCCGTGCAGTGCTTGCAAAGAGTTCTAACCAACTTCTAGCAGATGCTGTAATCAATGTTCTTGATGATCTAGCTGTTAGCATTGGTCAGGCCTTCGCTGTTCAAATGGACAACGAGCTGATCAACGGCGACGCCTCTTCGACTTACGGTGGAGAGACTGGAATCATCGACGCAATGGGTGCTGCTTCGAAAGTGACAATGGGATCGGGTGACACTGGCTTTGCCAACATCGCCTTGACCGACCTTAATGACTTAGTCGGCAAACTGCCTGACAAGTATTACGGAAGCGGAAGCCCAGCGTTTGTAATGGGTCGAACTACTTGGGCATCACACGTCCAGAGCTTGATCTACGCAGCCGGAGGCAATACTGTCTCTAACCTTGAAGGTGGCGTTAGACCTCAGCTGTTTGGCTTCCCAGTCTACGTTAGCGACCAGATGCCTGCATCCGCTGCAAGCAAATGTGCTGCTATCTTTGGTAACTTTAGCGACGGCGTTCTCATTGGAGATCGTGAACAGGTTGAACTCGCATTTAGTGACGCTGCATACTTCGCGGAATACGTCACGGCTGTGAGGGGAGTCACCAGATATGATATCAATGTTCACGATGCTGGCGACGGTTCCAATGCTGGAGCTTTAGTTGGTCTCTTTACTGCCGCATCATAATTTGAAAGTGGGGAAGTTATGACTGTAAAACTGGCATTCAAAAACGAATGGCGAACTTACAGAAGTGGCGAATCATACGACGTGCCAAAGCCTCTTGCGGAAATCCTGATCCGCAGAGGCTTTGCGGTCGTTGATCTTCCAAAGCCAAAACGCAGAAGAAGAAAGAAGGCCTCAAATGCCTCTAACAAAGATTCGTGATTATGTTTCGGTTCAACCTACAGTGGAACCGGTAAGCATTGAGGAGGCTCGGCTTCATCTCGATCTCGATGACAATTATTACGACTCACAGCTCAAACAGCTTATTGAAGTTAGTAGAAAGCGAGTTGAGCAAGATTCTCGGCGGTCATTCGTGAACCAGACCAGAGTCTTAAAAATGGATGACTTCCCCGGTGAGGTCTACATTGAATTACCAACTGCCCCAGTCTCAAGCGTGACGCACGTCAAGTATTACGACGACACAGGGAGCTTGCAGACCTTCAGCAGTTCAAAATACACAGTGGACAGTGATTGTACGCCTGCAAGGGTAGTGCTGGGTTATAGCGACTCTTGGCCTAGCTCACGAGGCTATTACAACGACGTTCATATTACATACGTGGCAGGTTACGGATCGAGTGCGTCAGACGTGAACGAGATTGCCCGTTATGCAATCCTGATGCTGATCAGTCACCTGTTTAACACTCCGAGCATTACGTCACCTACAAGCGTGAACACAGTCCCGCACGGCTACGATGCTTTGATTGCTTCGTTGAAATGGGGGCAATACCCTT